TGCTATGTAGTAGTGGTCATTCACTTCATCTCTTTCAATAACATACTTTTTTAATGCTATGCTAAATTCTTGGCTTAATTTAAAGTATTTTTTATACTCCATAATTTCGTTTTTAATCCGTGCCAGTTTATAACACGGTATAAAATTCATTTCGTGCCTCAACGCATCATATACAATCCGTTAATTACAGAAACAAATCTAAGAAAAGATTTTTTATTATGCAAATTATTATTTGCAAATTATTAAACTAAGTTTAAATTTCACAGCTGGTAGGTCTTCCCACCTATCTTGACAGGGATAGGCTCTCTGCCCTCAATGACTATTTTTCGCTTGCGAACGAACATTTTCTTCTTGTCGTCCCACTCAAATCCTTTTTGCCAACGGCTTACGCTGCACCTGCAAAAAGGATGAACCCCGAACAAACTAGCCTTCCATTCAGCAACCTTCCTGCCTATATTGTTGCCATAAGACCGCAATGTGGACAGTTTAAACACTATTGGCTTGCTTCCTATGCCATTGGTTAAATAAAGCCTTATACAGTGCTTACAAGCTCTGGGGAATACGTTAAAGTACATATAGGTTTCATCTCCACCGTCCAATTCATAGGCACTTGCACGACCCTCGTTAAATGCTGCATGGGAAACAAATTCCACCACCCTCCCAAAATTCCTGCTCCAATCACCTGTTTTACGTGCAATTTCCCTTGATGTTTCGTTATAGGTCTGTTTTGATATAAAACCACGCTCTATTTCACCACGAATAACCTCTTCTTGCCTTTTCCTTGTCGTTGATGCCGTACTGGTATTGATTATATTATTCAGGTCTGAAAATATTTCGTTCTGCTTTCCTGTTATATCTCCCAAAAACTGATTTTTGATAGATTCAAGGGAATATTTCTGAGGCTTGGTTAAGGGAATGTAGTCTGCGCTCTGCATGTGAGCCTTTAATTGATCGTAACTGATATTCTTTGCATCCTGCCCAACTGCATCACTAATAAGTCCAAAATAGAACTGATGCAACATAAAATCCCTTCCCTTTGAGTACAGTTTGCTTGCATCTATTCCAAGACCGCTTAATTTTCTCTTTTCTGAAGTGGTCAAATAACTATCGCCAACATGAGTTGCAACAAAGACGATTCTTTGCTTTTCTATTATCCTGAAAAGTTCTTCTATTTTATTTGGAGTGAGCATTTACTTCTTATACTTGTTCAGTTGTAAGATAAGCTCTTTTGACATGGTTTTCATATACCCTGAGTAATTGTGCTGGGCAGCTTGCTCTATTGTTTCATTGAGCTTGAACATCGGCTTTTCCTTATACTTAGGATTTTTTTTGACAAAAGACCTTGGCGAATCAGACTTTTTTAAAAAACTCCATTTGCCCTTGCTATCCAAAGAGCAATCAAACCCACAGATATGGGTTTCCATTACGGGCTTTTCATCTTTTCCAATCATATACTTTATATCCTGCGTAAGCTGCAAGTCCGGCACATACTATTGGAGCGACTATTGCAACTACCTTTAAAGTTTTATTTTTCCTTTGCTTTGACCTACAACAAGATTCTGCATTATTTAGCTCCATTGTGAAGGCTTCGTTTTTAACTTCCTCTGCCTCAAACATTCTTTTGTTGAATGTTGCCTTTTCGGACATGTCAACTACCCTTTCAGTAAGTCTTAAAGCTTTGCTTTGAGTCTCTTTAAGCTGATTCTCGATTAAAACAATGTCTTTTTCAAGCTGCAAAGACCTAACAGCAGCTTTTACAAGTAGCCTTGCTTCATTGATCTCATACAAAAATGCAGTGTCGCCATTACTATTTATCCATAAGCTCTGAGAGGACGCTTTGAGATTTGCGAAGCAACTCAGCATTATCAGCATTATCAATTTTACTAAGTTCTTTTTCATCTTCCTGTTTTTTATCGTTTCTTAATTGAGCAATAGAATCTATTCTAGACTTAATGTCATTTAGTTGCTTGACCCTTCCATTATCAATGGAATCAAGTCGGCTAATCTTGGTCTCATAAAACTTGATTTCCTCGTTCTTGGATTTTATTAAAACGTCAAGGGCTGTAATTTCATTTGCGTTCCTGACCTTAGTATATCCCAAAACACCAATTATAGCCAATAATCCTGCAATAGCCACAAGCCACTGCCAATTCCCTGTAACAAAAGATACTATTTTCATAATCGCTTCTTCCATTTCACTATCAATTAATCTTTGAACAATTCCTCAAACTCTTTATTTATAGATTTTTCAAAAGGATTTCCCGTGTCCATTTCGGGGCTTTCTTCGGACTGGTCTATAAAATCATTCGCTTCCTCTCCACCCATTTTAGCCATTTGCTGCGACTGTACAAATACAGGGTTCAAAATCACATCCCCACCTTCAATATCTTTCATTCCCTTTGACTTCCTGATTTCATTTGGTGTCATGTAGGAAGCAATTTTTTTAATGTCAGCCTCAAGCTCCTGTTCTGCCGTTCCTGCCTCCAGTCCTTGAAAAACAAGCTCATAGTCTCCACTAAGATAATCATTCCAAGGTTCAATAATCATTTTATTGAGCTTTCTTTGGTAAAACCTCAATAGTGGCTTTAGCCCCTTATCCCTTGAATATTTTAGCCTTGCTTCATTATTCCCCTCGAACATTGGGGCTGCATCTGAAGACCCTTGCATTGGAAAGGCTATTTCAGAAGGGTCTATTTTGTAAATCGCACAAGTAAGTTTAATCAAAAACTCATAATACTTATTGAACTCCATGTCCTTGTTGGAAGCTTGAGTGTTAACGAAATCCATTTTTTCGGATTCAACGACCAGTAGCTTGTGTGCATTATTGACCCCTGCCATTTGTGCACTCCAACTATTCTTTAGCTCCTGAATCCTACTTTGATTAATATTACCAGAGACTCTCAATATACCTTTCGGATTACTCCCTATTTTAAAGTAGTTCGCATTATAAGCGTCTGCATTCAATAAATTGGTAACAGTGCTTATAAGGTCTTCCAGTTCACCCCTGCCATACCCCTTTGCGTAAATGTCCGTTTGTGGATTCCTTATTCCAAAAGCCATTTCCCAAGGGTAAAACTCACTTAATACTTGCTGGTGGTAAACCTGCACGCAACTTGGATAATACCCTGAAATTTTATCTCCAGACACTATTAAGCTATTATTGGCTTGACCTAACAAATTATGTTTACGACTTTGGTCTTGAGTTATAGCCAGTCGCATTGTAGCCGCGTCCACTGCAATATGCTCAATAGGTCTGCCACGATTGTCCCGAATAACCTCAAAGCAAAGTTGATCCAAAGCCAAAGAGTCTGGGATTACCTTTCTTGTAAATGAATCAAAGTCGTCCCCGTGCCATGTATTTGAAGTAGTTCCGCAATTAACAATGAAGTCGGTAAGGAAATTTATATCCTTTTTCTGCTCCTTGGTTAATTTCTTGTCGTCCCCATCTTCAGCAAAATGCCCCCTTTTCTTTGGTCTTATCACAAATCCCGGACTGTACTTGTCAGGCTGTGGTTCGCAAAATTCCGTTACCTGTTCAATCCTTGTTCCTATAATTGCCTTTGGTATATGCGTTCTTGACATATTCCTTAAAAGCTGATAGGAAAGAGAAACTTGCTTTTCCTTATACCCAAGACCTGTACTTAACGCTTGTGGGTCAACAATAATAGACTTTGACTGATCTTCGTCCCTTTTTTCAATGAACTTAGCAATCTGCTCTGCCTTGATCAAATCATTTGGGTCATCAGAAGCAAAAGCCTTACGCATAAGGATATCTCTCTGCTTATAAAGCCTTAGTTCATCCTCAAGTGTTCTATCAAGAGCCTTTGCAATATTTTCTTCTTTATCAGTCTTCTTTGCCAAAGCAGTAATTTTGGCTAAAAATACTACTTTTTAAACTTTTCTAATAATTCAGAAATATTCTTTTCGTTCTCTCTCGACTCATTAGTGGAGAATCTTCCAAGAGGGTGAACTACCCACCCACGCCAAAGGCGATGAGATGGGCTTCAAGGGTCAGCACTTCTACCATTGTAGACAGTTCGCCTTGATTTTTTCTGTCAGTTCCTGACAAAATATTTTTTAATGCAAAAGTTTTTATGTTATTAGCAGCCAAAATATCTCTATCGTGTGTAACTCCACAAGACTTACAAGTCCAAGTTCTATCGGACAATTTTAAGTCTTTGTTAATTACTCCACAAGAACAAGTCTTCGATGATGGGGCAAAACGTCCTATTCTTAGGATATTTTTACCATACCAATCAGCCTTGTATTCTAACATAGTTACAAATATTGACCAACTTACACATCACTGATGCTTTCACAAATATTCACTAATCCCCAATTTCCCTAACAGCCCTTGCCCTTAACTTGGCAAATTCGCTTTGAGTGAGCAGAAGTGTCGTTTGGTCGTTATTGAATGGTTTCTTTGCATCTATTCGCCAGTAATAGTCATTTTCAAGATTGTGGCTCTTGGGCTCGTTCCTGTATATGTTTATCTTGGCATAGTCTGTCTTTTTTGGAACATGCTGTCCCTGACTTCGCTGCTCAAACAAACATTCATCATTTTGAACCTGAAGCTCGTTTATCTTCATCTGCGCTTTTACCCAAAGAGCCAGTAAGATAATTATTATTGCTGATGCAATTGTGTATAATACTACTTCCATATTCACACTTTTATAATGAAAAATACAATCCCGACAATAGTTAAAGTTAGTTTAACTGCAAAAGCTATTTCACCTTTCCCGTTGAAAATTTTATCCTGCCACCTGTCAAGTGTAGATGTTGTTCCGAACTCCCAGATTCCCCTTGTGGTTATCCCTGCCCTATGGGTCAAATATGAATAGGAGAAGTCAAATACTGTCCAGATTATCATTAGCCCCAAAGGAATTATCCAGTAACTTACTCCAAAGGTAGGTAATACACAGATAATTATGTGCTGAACTGCCTGAAATCTGTGCCATTTGGTGTTTGCTGTCCAGCTTATGCTTGGCTCAAGCAGCTCATAGTATATCTCTTTCCTGCGGTAATAGTTCGCATACGCAAGCATAATAGCAGCAATTATTAAAACAAGTACGCAAAGTGATTTTAATACAAATGGGTTCATAATATTTTGTCTATTTTATTCACGATTTTAATTTTTCGATTATGCTCAAATACTTTTCCCTGTATTCTTGGTCTGCTCTCATATGATCTTTATGCGCATCAAGTAAATACATGATGCTTGAATGATCTCTTCCCCCAAGTCTTTCCCCTATCATACTAAAAGTAATATATTCAGGTTTGTATAAAGAAGCTGTAATCATTTTCCTTGCGTTCGCAATATCGGTTTTTTGACCTTTCCATCCAATTCTATTTTTGTCAATCTCAAGACAATAACAAAAAACATCAATATGCAACTCAATTTTATCCTTTTTACTTTTGGGCTGAATTGCCCTTGAGTAGTCCTCAAGAAGCCTGTCCAACCGTTCCCTGATCTCTAATAGTTCTTTTAGCACCTTACAGTTCACTTTAAATCTCAAA